GACGACATGCGCAACAGTGTCGAATGGAAGCGCCTGCTACCGCTTGCTGCGGGCACTGGCCGCGACCACGAAAAAGAACGGCTTAACGTGCTATTAAACCATATGTGGACGGTAGCCGTGCCGCTGTTGCAGCCGACAGCCAATGCTCATGGTTTCGGCACTGAGTGGCGAACAATGCTTAAGGAAAAGACTAGATCGGCGGCGAAAGCGGCGGAAGCAGCGGCGTGGGCGGCGGAAGCAGCGGCGTGGGCAGCGGAGGCGGCAGCGGGAACGGCGGCAGCGGAGGCGGCGGCGATGGCAGCGGCGGAGGAGGCGGCGGCGGCGATGGCAGCGAAAGCGGTGGGATCGGCGGCGGGAGTGGCGGGATCGGCAGCGTTGGCGGCGAAAGCAGCGGCGATGGCAGCGGTGGGATCGGCAGCGTTGGCGGCGGAGGCGGCGAAAGCGGCGGCGATGGGGGCGGCGGGATCGGCGGCGGGATCGGCGGCGGGAGCGGCGAAAGCGGCGGCGTGGGCGGCCATCAATCCCTGCCAGCTGCTCGCCGACTTGATTGCGGTTGGCTCTACGAACAGCGGAGGATCAGAGCATGGATATAATGGACCGTTACGAGAAGTTTAGCTTGGCGGCATGTCGCGCTCGCATCGCCGAGCTTGAGGCTGAACGCGCATCGTTGCATGAACGAGTGCGGGAGTGGGCAGCGTACTGCCGCGTACCGATGAATTGCCCAAACATTGCGGACAGCATGGAGTCCGCTATCGGCGATCCATGGCACGACTACACATCTGACAGGGAGGAGAAATGAGCGACCAACACGACGACCCCGCGTTGACACGGCAAGTTTATTTGCGAGACCGGCGTTGCGTTGAGCTTGAACAACAAGTTACCGACCTTCGACTGCAACTCGCCGGGGCAAACTCACGCGCCGACATGGCCGATTCGCGGGTGATGCAGCTTGAGGCATGCGTGCTTGAGTATCGGCACGCCAAAGACTGGGATGCGATAGTTACGGCGGATGCTACGGCAGCCAAACTGCTGCCCGCTGATATGAAAGCCAGCACCGCCCTCGCCAGCGGTAAGACTGAGGGCAAGCGATGAACACCCCAGGCATCGCACAGGTCGGCTGGCACTGCCCAAATTGCGGCTCTGCGCACGTGCCGTGGGTAATGACGTGCCCTATAAGGGTCACAACGGACACGGCAAAAGCGCCGCCAAGATGCGCGAAATGCGGCAAAACCGCATATGGTGATAACCCTTGTAGGTGCGTCACCTCGATGTGTTCCCAGTGATGCGCCACTGTTGCATCATACTTGGTCGCTGGCAGTTGCGTAACTGACACCTGTACCGCTACACCGAACATCGCGACGCGAAGACCGGCGGACGCGAGGCGCGGTGGTTCATGTGGGATCGCGTAATATGAACGATTCGGATCTGCGGTTGCCTATCGAAATTTTTCACCACGGGAGAATTGAATGATCACTACCTTGCTGTATTTTTTGATCGTACTCTCGATCATCGGCTTGATCTTGTGGGGCATCTGGGGCATCGGCGGCGGCCTTGGGGTCGTTTTCGTTGTATTAGTTAATCAAGATCGGCTGATGTTGAGTACATTGAAAGTGGGATCACCGAAGGATCTAGCGTGAGCTACAGCGAAGAACAGTGGCGATGTTACACTTGCCATACCTTACGGTATGATGGCGTCGCGCCATGACTGGTGCGCCACTACAGATTGCCGACTTGGCGGCGATTCTTCACCCCCAGTCATCGCGTCGGAAGCCCATGGCGTTGCTCAAGGCGTTTTTTGACGAAACCGGCACCCACGATGACTCACCGATTACTGGTATCGGGGGTTTCGTGGGCGATGTCGATTCATGGGCGCAGTTAGAGCCTAAATGGTCAGACGTCTTGGCTGAGTTTGCCGACAAAGGCGTGAAATGGTTTCACATGTCGGAGGCCATTGCTCAGCGCGGCCAGTTTGCCCAGATCGAAAAACCCGTCCTGAGTTATCTGATTGGCGAGCTTTCCAAACGCTTGGGCGAACAGCCCCTAATGGCGTTCTTTTCGGCCGTCCTGACCGACGATTGGGCCTCCATTGACGATGCGAAATTTTTACGCAGGTTCCCGGCGCCCATTGATCTGTGCTTTGAAAATCTTGTGCAGAAACTCTGGAAATGGGGTCGCGCCGATCCCAGCGACACAATTATCCCAATGTTTGCGTATTCGGCCGATCTTAGTCCCCGAATGGCTGACATTGGCCGTGCTTACGGTTCTCACGATTGGTATCGCGAAATTCTTGGACCGATTGCATTCGGCTATCCACAGCAAGTCATTCCGCTGCAAGCGGCGGATTTGTTGGCCCATCAAATGAATTGGGATGTAGAGAAGCGATTTCGGCCCTTTGATCTTAGAACCGCAGGTCCTACTAAAGCGTTGTACTGGGCGACTCGCGGGGAATTCGTGCGCGGCAATCTACTTGATCGGGACGGCCTCGCGCTGACCGTCAAACGATTCAAAGAGGCTGGATACCCTAGCGGACCGGTGGAACTTTTTTGATGACTATTTTCTCAAATGCCTTTTCAAAATCCTTGGGATCTTCGGAAGCGCCGATTTTGCGCGCCGCTTCCACGAAACGCGCGTGGCGCTCCGAATCGCTCAGTTTTGTTTTCGTAGTTTTCCTTGATTTATTAGCAACCATTTCACCTACCTCCAGTGAGGAGATTAACGTATGACTTCATATGCTCAACGATTTCACGCATCTCGTCTGAATAAAGCGCTTTCTCGGAATCATCAAAGGAAACGTAAGTTTCAGAAGAATAAAAGTTCGTCGCAAGCCCTACAGCAATTGATTCTAACTCAGATAAAGCTGATGCCCGAGCCTCTTGAATTGATGTCCCAGGAATGGCTGACCACATGGCGAGAGTTAATTTCGCAAGAAGAGCATCGTGAATCTCACAACGAATTTTCAAGCGTGTAATTTCTAGAGCAATCTTATGGGAATCCATGTTTTACCCCATGATATCCATTGGTGAAATATCATTTTGTCCGTTTTTTTCGCTCAGCTACTAGTCGTTTCATAAGTTAAGCGCTTGCCCACGGCACCCTTGAGCGCGATTTCGGCGCGCTGCGCGTCGTTGATACCCAGCTTCTCGCGATTGTTTTGCCGGAAATCGAATTCGGCCAAATAACGATCCAGATGCTTTTTGTCCATGTGCTGATACGTGCCGACCAGGCCACGCTTGAAGATGCTGAAAAACCCCTCAAGGGTATTGGTATGCACGTCGCCGCGCGCCCATTCAAACTTGGAATGATCCACAAACTCATGTTGGGATTTGTTCGGCATCACCGAAAAGTAGGTTTTCGATCCATCGGTCACCAAGCGGCTGGCTTTGTTCAGATTCTCGTCAATCGCGTTGCGGACGTTGCGATGGTCAAGATACTTGCTGCGAATGTTGCCGCCGCGCTCAACGAGGCTGAATACCATAGGCGCGGGTTTCGCATTCAGCGCCAAGCCCTTTGGCTTGCGGGTCTTGGGTGATTTGGACAGAAAAGTCTCGTCGGCTTCGACGGTCATGCCAAGGCCACCCAGCGGGCCAGCGTCGGCACCGGGAGCCATCGCCAAACGGATGCGGTGGCCCAAGAACCACGCGGTTTTCATGCTGCAATTGAGCATGCGCTGGATCTGGCGGGTGCTGACGCCTTTCTTGCTGGCACACATCAGGTGGATGACCTGAAGCCACAAGTGCAGCGCCAGATGGCTGGATTCAAAGATGGTACCCATGCGGACGGTAAACGGCTTCTTGCAGGCGTAGCACTTGCAAAGGCCAGCGCGGGTAGTCTTGCCGTTCAAGCGGCCAACGCGCTTGGTTTCGCCGCAATGCGAGCAAACCGGACCGTTGGGCCAAAGATGCGCTTCGACGTACGCGAAGGCAGCGGCTTCGTTTTGGAACTGAGGGGCATTGAGGACTGAATTAGCCATGGCGCAATCTCCTATGGCTTGAATTCTAGGTTATTGGTGTAGGTATGTCAAGTGTAACGTCGCCAGAACAGTACTTCCTTGTCAACGTAATCACCGGTGAAATCTACGGTGGGTTTCATAATAGTGGTGCAGCGTGGAGGTGGTTGTTAGGAGAGCAATGGTCGTCTCTGCCTTATGTTGAACAATCCTCGGGGAGGCTGGAAGCCATTGAAAAGGGTTGGGAGATAGTTGAACGTGACGTAAGCTATGGAACGCTTCAGATCGCTTCACACACAGAGCCACCTTATCGAGCTGCTGATATCAACACCCGCTTCTATGAACAACAACCTCCTAACGCTGCATACCAAGATCGCGCGCGAGTAGCTCAGCTTGAGCAAGGAATTGCATGGGCAGTCCAACTGATCAAGCGAAATAGAGATCACTCCATCGAGTCAGCTGTAGAGCAGCTTGAAGCTCTGCTTACAAGGAAGAACCTACCGTGATCCTCCTACCGTCACCTCAGGATATATTATGGCAATCTTAAAGTAGCGCGCTCCTATCACCTTTCCAGAAGCAGGATACAATACCCGTTCCGGCGGCAAATCCACAACTACGAACAACGACACTGGAGATTTTCTAATGATCAATACACTACTTTACTTGCTTATCATGCTGTCGATTGTCGGCATCATCCTCTGGGGCATCGGCCAAATTCCAGGTATCCCGCAGATCGTGAAAACGATTATTGTGGTGCTGGTCTGTGTTGCCCTGCTGGTGTACCTGTTGCAGTACTTGGGCGGTCATCGCTTGGGGCTCTGAGAGCCCACTCTCAATCCCGTTCGTAGGAACCGCCCGCTCGCAATTCGTAGGAACCGCCCGCTCGCAAAGTGGGCGTTTTCTCCGCGCTCTTGACGCCTCGCCATTTGTGTGGCAACATGCGAGGGCCTGCGATTCTATGTCTAGTTTGTTGCATCGCAGGGGCCGTTCTCCGTCAATGCCATGATCCTAGACACTCATGACAACCCGCTGACGGACTGACAAGACACTTTAAGTGCTTGATCCCATTGAGGTTTTGACACAAATCCAGGTTTTGCTACCACGCAGACCCCTATGCGCTTGTCAGCCCTCCACCCCTCTCCTATCCCCCCTCTACCCCCACCCCTTACTATATATTATATATATATATGTCTATAGTGTCATAGTGGTATAGAGGTAACAGCATCAACCACTTAGGTGATGACACATGCCTAATCGCCTCTGGAGTGTCGCTTTATGACAAGTTTTTGTCGTTTTTAGAACATTGTTGCAATGCGATAACCGCCGTTTAAAGGCCAAATCGACAAAACAGCCCACTTCCTGCAAAACCGACCAATCCCAAGTAGTCGCGTTTGCGACAAAACCATTCCAACCATGTCGCATTCGGAACAGAAAGCGCGGAAAAGGGGGTGTTTTTGCCCTTTCGATCGCCAATTGCCCAGAATTCAAGCGAAAATCGCTTGTCGCGAAACGACAAGAACGCGCGTTTGATGTCGTTTTTAGAACATTTCCATGGGCTGGTGTCAAAGTTCTCCAGAATGTTGACAGAACTGTGTAGATATGCGACCATCGATCGACCTAATTCACCAGGAAACGCCAATGCCCACCGCAGTCGCTTACTACCGCACCAGCTCAGCCGCGAATGTCGGCCTAGACAAAGATTCGTTGAAACGCCAACAGGACGCTGTGAACGCTTACGCGGCGGCGCATGACATTGAAATTGTTAAGGAATACTACGACGCAGCCGTGAGCGGTGCCGATCCGGTCATGGTCCGAGAAGCGTTCCGCGCCATGCTTGATTACATGCTCGGCAACGGCGCGCGCATCGTGTTGGTCGAGAACGCCAGCCGTTTTGCGCGTGACCTCGCGGTGCAGCTGGCAGGCCACGATATGCTGAAATCCAAGGGGATTACGCTCGTTCCGGTCGATGCGCCGGATCATTTCCGAGATGAGACGCCCACTGCGACGATGGTCCGATCCATTCTCGGGGCCGTGTCGCAATTTGAAAAGGAGGCGCTGGTACTGAAGCTGCGCAAAGCGCGGGAGCGCAAGCGGCGTGACACCGGACGTTGCGAGGGCGCGCTGCCTGTCCCGGAAACGCACGTAAAAGCCGCGAGACAGGCGAGGGAGCGTGGCCTTACTCTGCGAGGGGTGGCAGCCGAACTTGCCTCTCAGGGATTCCTAGCTCGATCTGGACGCGTCTATGGCCCTGAGAGCGTGAAAAGGATGCTCGGCTGAGCGTCCGGCGGCTAGCCGGCAACTTTTTGAGGGGTGGCACCCCCCCTTTTGGGTAAATTTGGGACCCGATGTACCTGTCCATCCGCCCCCAAAATCTCCCGCCTATTTCCCATTTTTTCGTTCCATTGTGCCATTTTTTACTTGAATTTGGGTCCCTCCGTGCCGTAGGGTACTAGGGCGGCGCATTTTCAACTATTGGGGATTATATGAGTACGGAGCAAAGCGGAGTAGACCGGAGGCGGATTACGGTTTATGTAGATCGTGGGGTATTTGAGTGGATCAAGGAGTTAGCGGAGCGTGATGACCGGAGTTTATCGAAGTGGGTAGAGAGGAAATTGAGTCAAGCGTGGGAGAAGTCGCAGGCGGTGGCTGGGGTGGAGGGTGGGGTATGAAGAAGGTGGTTGAATTAGGGGAGGTAAGGGAAGATCGAGAGCGAGCGAAGGTGTTAGGGGATCGGTTTGACGTGCGGAAGGTATTTGAGGATGTGCAAGCGGCGATGCGAGAGAACGGGGAGGTGGAGGGGTTGGTGGTGATTTGGACGGGGAAGGTGAGTGAGGAGGTGACGCGGATAGTGATCGGGAAATATGGGTTGGGCAAGTTTGAATTTTTGGGGTTATTGGAGTGTGCGAAGGCGGATTTTTTGAGAGCGACGGAGGGGTAACATGAGTGAGGGGTATGTAGCGACGGAACGATTGAGGTGGGTGAAGCGAGGCAAGGGGAGGGTTGTGTTGGAGCAGTGGTGGGCACCGGACGTGCCGGCGTATATGCGGTCTGGGGAGGGGGAATGGCGAGAGGTGGAGGTGGTCGATGACAAAGCGGGTAGTGGGTGAGTATGAGGCGATTCAGGTGCGTGTGCCGAAGCGGTTGTACATGGAATTGGCGGCTGAGGCGTGGGTGATGAACCAATCGTTGTCGCGGTATGTGTGTGGGTTATTGAGTCGGCGCGGGCGATGGCAGAGGACGATGGGAGCGGGCGTGCGATATGACCTGATTGCGGAGACGGAGGATGGCTAGGCGGCGCGGGGAGGAAGAAGAAGATCAGTTGCCGACGGTGACGCGCAGTGCGTCGGAGTCGCGCGTGCTGATGGCGGAGTGGTTCAAGGAGCAGTTGGCGGTAATTGAGCGCGACACGGCGGATCGGATTGAGCGATTGCGTGCGGTGGGCGAGCATCCGTCGCCGTTGTTCAGTCGTTTGGTGCAGCATCACGCGGCGATGGGGTTGGATGCGAAGGTGATTGCGAAGATGTTGCAGATCCCCTACAGCACATTGGCGCTGCATTATGCGGACGAGTTGGAAATTGGGGTTGGGTCGGTGACGTTGCGGATTGCGGAGAACATGGCGCGCAAGGCGTTGTCGGTGGACGACAAGGATGCGGCGAAGGTGGGGATGGCGTGGTTGGAGCGTCGCGGCGGGGACAACTGGCGAACGACGAAGAAGGTGGAGATCGACGACAAGCGCAATCAGACGCCGATCTTGGATAGCAGCAAGTTGTCGCCTGAGGAGCGGCAGAAGTTGCGCGAGGTGATTGAGGCGGCGATCAGGAGCGGGGAACAGATCCAGAACGACGTGGATGTAGGAGCTGCGGACTCGGACGAGGTGCTGAATGCGGGGTTGATCGAGAGCGATGACCAGGATGACGATCATGATGAGGGTGAGGCCGTACCGGCATGACGCGGCGGAAAAAGGGCGCGAAGATTGGTCGGCCGTCGAAGTGGGATGATGCGGTGATTGAGTGGGTGCGGGTGGTGTATTGGGGTCGGCATGCGACGCAATCGGAATTGGCGCGGTTCTTGAACGTGAGTCAATCGACGGTGCATCGGATGATCAGCAATTGATGCCGCCTGACGGAAGTCGCAAACTCTGCCGCTGCGGTAACGCGGCAAGAAACGGTGAGCGGTGCGACAAATGTGAAGAAATTCACCGGCGTCGCGAATTGGCGCGCGCACGTCTTGAGAGCCAAGAAGTCAAAGTAGGCAGGCCGCGCAAGCTCAATGCGGCGCAGATCGCCGAGATTGATGCGTGGTGGGCGATTCGCCGCCATGATCGTGTATTGGCAAAACGATTCCGAGTGAGTGTCGGGACAATCCGGGACGCAGCCTGTCGTCGGCTTGCGTACCGCAAAGTGCCTCGCTAATCTGCGAGGGTGATCAGCACTAAAGACATTGACCTGCATCGGCAGTTGATCGACATTGATCGCGCCGATTGTGAAGAATCGCTATACGTGTATCTGCGCTCGGCATGGCACGTGTTCGACTCCGCGCCGTGGCTGGACGGTTGGGCAATCGATGTCATCGCAGAACACTTGCAAGCAGTGATTGATGGCGAACTGCGGCGATTGATTATTAATGTACCCCCAAGGTTTGCGAAGCCGTTAGCGGGCAGTTCTATTATCAATACGACAACGGGATTACGCCGACTAGACGACATATCAGTCGGCGATGAAGTCTTGACTCATAAAGGCCGATGGCGACGAGTGCTTGCGGTGCATCATCAGGGCGTGTTGCCGGTCGTAAAGTTACGCACCACGCGAGGCCGAGAAGTGATTGCCGCGCCGGATCACCCGTTTTTGACGCCAGAAGGATGGCAAGAAGTCGGCAAACTGATTGCGAACGATGTTGTGGGCACAATTCCTCTGGCGCGAAAACGTCGTTTTGATTTTGATCAAGCGATTCGCGGCGAAGTTGTTGAGTCAATACAGCCTGATGGCGAAAGCGATTGTATTTGTCTCACTGTTGAAGAAGATCATAGTTTTGTTGCGAACGGTTTTGCAGTTCACAATTCCGCCCTATGTAGCGTTGCATTAACGGGATGGACTTGGGCACAACCGAAATTGACTCACACCAGCGGACCAGGCGTATCGTTTCTGTATGCATCGTTTCGCGAGGATCTATCGCGTCGAGATTCCGTGGCGTGCCGGCGCATCATTGAATCGAAGTGGTATCAGGACCGATGGGGCAGCCGGTTCAAATTATCAGATGACCAAAACACCAAGTCTCGATTCACCAATGACAAGGGTGGTTACCGACTGATCACGTCGATTGAATCGAAGGGCGCAACTGGCGATGGCGCGAATTGTTTCGTAGCGGGAACACAAGTTGATACGCCGACTGGCCGTAAAAACATTGAAGATTTGAGGGTCGGAGACGCAGTGCTAGCATTTGATCTGCAACGGTGGAAGGTGGTCACATCTAGTGTGTTAGCTACTGCACACAGGCCATCTAATGAACTCTGCACGTTACATTCGGTTTCGGGACATCGACTTGTTTGTACTGAAGATCATCCAATCTTCTCACCGGTACGCGGATTCGTCCGCGCAAGTGAAATGGGGCCAGAAGACGTAATTCTTGCTGCAACAAAAAATGATGCGCAAAGTGATTACAATTTGCGAGCGTTGTCACAAAAGCCATTGTCACCGCATATTCATCATGTCAGCAACGTTTGCAACGATAGCAGCACAACGCACGATGTTTATGACATCCAAGTTGAAGGACAAAATAACTTTTTTGCGAACGGAATACTCGTTCACAATTGCATAATCCTCGACGATTGCAACAGCGCCAAAGAAGTCGAATCGGAATTAGTGATTGCATCCACGTTGGAATGGTTCGACGGCACGTTGGGCACGCGTTTGAACAATCAGAAGTTGGGCGCGGTTATCAACGTGCAACAGCGGTTGGGAGAGAACGATATTACGGGACACGTTCTCTCCAAGAACACGGGCGAATGGTGTCATCTGGTGTTGCCGATGGAATATGAGCCTGAAAGATCGTTCCACAATGCGTATGGTTGGAAAGATCCGCGCACGCGACCGGGTGAACTGTTGTGGCCAGAACGGTTCGGGCCTGATGAAGTAACGGCTCTCAAAAATTGGATGGGTAATTGGAGGTCTGCCGGACAATTGCAACAACGCCCGCAACCGCGCGGCGGCGGTGTGATTCAACGTGTTTGGTGGCAGCTATGGGAGCGCGATGCGTTGCCGCCGATGGACTTCATCTTAGGGACGTTGGATACGGCGTACACATTGGAAAAAATGAACGATCCTTCGGGAATGATCATTTGGGGCGTATTCTCCGGAGATCCAGTTGCGCAAATGGTGCGCACGTTCGGCCGCGATGGAAGTTTGCATTACACGGAACGCAGCGAAGCGCAAGCATTGGCACCAAAAGTCATGTTGACTCATGCGTGGACGGATCGTCTGGAGTTTTATCAACTGATCAAGAAAACCGCAGAGACCTGTATCAAGTGCAAAGTAGATTTATTGTTGATTGAGAACAAAGCCGCCGGTATTTCGGTGGCACAAGAATTGCGGCGCTTGTACGGGCACGAAAGATTTTCGGTACAACTGTTTGATCCGAAAAGCCAAGACAAATTTGCGCGTCTGGTATCGGTACAGCATTTATTTCAAGAAAAATTGATTTATGCGCCGAACAAGGATTGGGCTGAAGATGTCATCACACAGGTGGAGCAGTTTCCGCGTGGTAAACATGATGAATACGTGGATTTGACCTCTATGGGACTGCGGTATTTGCGCGAAAGGGGACTAATCTCTAGAGCGGTTGAGCGGCGGGCAGAAATGGACTCGCTGGTGGTCTACCCGCGCAATCAAAACATTCCGCTATACCCGGCTTGACTTCTTGGATATGATGTGTCCATGTCAGTCATAGACACATCGGCCAGTCAGATTCGCTGTCATTGCACGGTGGATTTGCTGTCGCGTTTGAACGGTTCGTTTATCAAACCCAATTACCGATTTATGGTGTGCGTCTGGGGCGAAGCGCCATACGCGTTTGTGCGTCAATACGAGGTCATCTCGCATAGCGACGATGGCGCTGCGCATGTGGGGATGGAATTGTTCCAAATGGAGGCGCGACAAATGCCGTTCGCGCTGGCCATATGATCGAAGTGCAAGTGGGCAAAGACGTAATGATGGAATTCACATGTGTGGAGCGGTTTCAGAAGTATTTGCACAAGAAATTTCTGGACGCGGGTATTCCGGTCAATCTGGATGGCACATTCAGTCGTGTTGGTAGTTGTTTCATGTCGTCCGATCCGTTAGCGGGCGTCACGACGTGGCGCTGGTATGAGGCGCATGAGGCGGTGCCCGACGATCAGGAGTATATGCATTGAACGCGGTAGCCGGTCTAGGAAATGCCAATCTGCGGCTAGTGCCAAACGACTTGGAAGAAGAACAATTGCCGGAAATCATGGTTGAAATGGAAGACGACCCAAAAGATATTCCAGAAGTCGATGAAAGTGGCAACATTCTCAAAATCGTGCATGGCGATGGTTCGGTGTCAGTGTCTTTGGATGGTCAAGGGCTGGGCAAGATTGGGGTCGATGAAGAACCGTTGGATTGGTACGGGAATCTTGCGGAGCGCATTGACGAAGAAGAATTATCGCGCATCTGTGAGGAATTGCTGCAAGGCATCGCCGATGACTTACAATCGCGCCGCGAATGGATTGAGGATCGCGCGCATGGCATGAAATTGTTGGGGTTGAAAATTGAATTGCCCAACACGCAAGGCGCATCGGACGGTGCGCCAGTAGAGGGCATGTCAAAGGTGCGCCACCCGTTGCTTTTGGAAGCCGTGTTGCGGTTCCAAGCCAATGCTCGTTCGGAGTTATTGCCAACCGATGGGCCGGTCAAGATCCGCAACGATTCCAATGATGCGACGGTGCAACTGGATGAATTGGCAAACGCGCTAGAACGGGATTTCAATCATTTTTTAACGGTGGTGGCGACCGAATATTATCCGGATACGGATCGTATGTTGTTCATGACCGGGTTTGGTGGCGATGGTTTTAAGAAGGTATATTTCTGTCCGTTGCGCAATCGCCCCGTGTCCGAATCGGTGGACGCAGACGACCTTATAGTCAATCAATCGGCAACCGATATTGCGAACGCAAGCCGCGTCACGCACAAGACCATGATCAAGCAATCAACCGTCAAGCGATTGCAAATCATGGGCGTCTATCGCGATATTGATTTAGGCGATCCGATGATGGTTGAAATGGATGCGCTCGAAGAAGCCGAGAAAGCGCAGCAAGGCATCCGCGATAATTCGATGCAGCGTCCGCAGAATCGTGAACGGCTGATCTATGAATGCTATTGCGAATTGAACATCAAGGGTTTTGAACATAAAATCGACGGTAAAGAAACGGGGTTGGCAATCCCCTATGTCGTGACCATTGATAAGTCCGATCGAAAGGTATTTGCCGTCACGCGCAATTTCCATGAATTGGATGAACGGTTGCCGACCGCCCATAAGCGATTTGTCAAATTTCCATTTGTGCCAGGCATTGGTTTTTATGGCATTGGGTTACTTCACATTTTAGGTAACACAACCAATGCGGCAACCGCCGCTTGGCGAGAAATGCTTGATAACGGCATGTTCGCCAACTTCCCAGGATTTTTGATCGCGAAATCTGGTACTCGGCAAAATACGAATGTGTTTCGCGTGCCTCCAGGCGGCGGCGCATCCATCGACACGCAAGGTATGCCTATCGGTCAAGCGGTCGCACCATTACCGTATGAGTCGGCGCACATGGGACCAATGATGCAGCTGGTCGATAATATGGTCGAAACCGGCCGGCGTATCGGCGGCACTGCCGAAGTACAGGTCGGTGAAGGCCGCGCGGATGTGCCAGTGGGCACGACGATGGCTATGATTGACCAAGCCGTCAAAGTGATGAATGCGGTGCATAAACGCATGCATGCCGCGCAGGCCGAAGAATTCCAATTGCTAAAGCAAGTATTCCGGGATCATCCGGAGAGTTTTTACGCGAGGCCGTGCAAATCAAAAACGGTTTGGGATAAAGAAAAATTTTTGGCGGCACTTAACAATTGTGATCTTGTACCGCAAGCCGACCCGAACACCTCATCGAGTGGCCAGCGCCTGATGAAAATTATGGCGTTGAAACAATTGCAGGCAGCGAGTCCGAATCTATACGATCCGATCAAAGTCGATACCGCCGCATTGACAGCCATTGGCTGGCCCAACGCAGAGGAATTCTTCGTACCGCCAGCCGCGCGTGCAGCGCCGCCGCCGCAGTTGCAGCAATTGCAATCGGAAATGAAAAACGAAAAAGACAAAGCTAGCGCACAAGTGGCCGAAGCGGGTGCCAAGGTCAAGGAAGCGCAAGCCAAACAGGCCGAGGTGCAAGCCAAGATCGCAGCCGGCCATTATGGCCCGAAAAAAGAAGGACTGGCCGCTGGCGCATCGCAAGAGACAGAAAGCCCAATTGATGTAGCGTTGGCACAAGCAAAAATCCTTGATTCTCAAACGCGCGCTCGGGATGTGGCCCTCAAAGAGCATTTGGCCAGTGTGGAAGATCGCAATCGAGACCAAGACCGTCAAGCCAAGGAACGCGACACGGCGATTCGTTTGGCATCCGATGTGATTCGCGCGCCAACCAATGACGCAGGGGAACCGACAAGTCTTGCAGGTGCGGGCGATAAAGCCAACGAAATTATTAAAGAAGTCGATAGAGGCGTGAATTCTGAGTGACTTGCACGACAGACATAACCGGAGTATTTTACGAACATGAGCGAACTTTCCGAACAATCGCGGCAACGTGCGAAAGAAAAAGTAGAACGATTAACCCGTTCAACGACCGGTGCCGTTGATGCGTCGGGATGGAAAGAACCGCTAGGCGAAAAAGGCGGCGTGCAAACTGGCATGCGTGTGGTATCGCGGCGCGCATATCGTGCGGGTGGCAAGGTGCAGGGTCACAAGCCGGTGCCTCGTGCGGATCGGCAGCCGCGCATGCGTGGTGGTCCGTTGGTCGATGATCTTGCCAACGTAGACATGAAAAAAGCCAATGATTTTCGTGACGGTGAAAAACACGAAGGCGGATTAAAAGCGGGCGGTCGCGCCAAGAAATTGATGGGCGGTCAAATGAGCCGACCAATGCCGATTCGTCCTGAAATGCGCCCAGAAACACCAGAACCTATGCGTCGTCCGATGTTGCGCGCAAAGGGTGGCAAGACCGAAACGCACGATGCGTCATGCGCCTGTTCGCGGTGCTATGGCGGTCGCGCTGGCAAAGCCGCAGGTGGCAAAAGCGTGGCCGATGGCACGCTAGAAGGCGCGCGACCTAAAGGCGGTCGCCTTGCGCGCAAGAGCGGCGGGAGTGCCAAAAAGGGTATGAACGTCAACATCATTATTGCGCCGCCTCAAGGCAAACCCGCGATGCCGATGGTGCCACCGGGAGCACCCGTTGGTGCGCCGGTCGGATTGCATCAAAGTCCGCCGCCGTCTATGCCGCCTCTGGGTGCGCCGATGCCTCAAGGCGCGCAAATGCCGCCGCCGCAGATGCGTAAATCCGGAGGCCGTGCATATCCGTTGACTGGAGGCGGCGGCGGTGGATTGGGTCGTCGAGAAAAGGCGATAGCCTACGGCTAATGGGTGCGCCGCATTCTCAATTTGAGGCAGAGTTGCAGACTTTGCTACAAGAAGAAATTGAGCGGTTGATCGGTAATCTAGTCACCCCAGGCGCTATCAATGATTTCAATCAATATCAATTCGTTGTGGGGCAAGTCGTGGCACTCAAACGCGCCATGAGCGAGTATTGCGACGAAGCAAATACACTGGTTTCTAAGAGGTAATCCATGGGGAATGCGTTAAAAAAGGCTGATTTTTCGGCGATCGATGAAAAGCAGCAAATTTTAGATCGTTTGGGGGATCTGCAACATTTTGAGATTGCGCAAAATGAAGTTTTGATTGCCATCTACCAGCGGCCTGAAAAAACGCCAGGTGGAATTATCCTGACGCACAACAATCTCAAAGAGGATTTGTATCAAGGCAAAGTGGGATTGGTCGTCAAAATCGGTCCTTCTTGCCGATTTGAACGCACGGACCCGCGCACGGGTATCACCTACGGCATTCCAGTGAACTTGCACGATTGGGTTGTCGTCAGACCTTCCGATTCTTGGGCGTTGGACATCAACGCAGATCCCAATGCGCTGAAACGAGAGGATTTTGTACCCTGTAGATTGGTATTCGATGATCAAATTCGCGGCAAAATTGCGCATCCTCAGATGGTGTGGTGATCTATGTCAGCTACCGCCGACTCAATTGATATCGAATTGGATGCTTCCGACACCATTAGCACAGCAAAAAAAGCTGATGAACCGGAAATCGAAATAGTCAATATTGAAACTGAGCCAAAAAAAGAAAAAAAGGCTGTTATAGAGCCAGAGGAAGGCATCGCGAAGCTGCAAAAACAGCTTGAAGATGAGAAAAAAGCTCGCGAAGAAGCCCAGCGACAGGCACAGCTCGCAAGTGCCGCTGAATTAAAGGCTCGATCCGAGGTTCAGACCACGCATCTTGACCTTGTGAAGAACGCCATTGAGCGAATTAACGAACAAAAGGTCACGATCAAGAAAAAATATGCGGAAGCGGCAGCCATAGGCGACTGGGATGCAGCCGCCGAAGCGCAATCGCAAATGGCAGACGTGGCGGCTCAGTTGACGCAACTGGAAGCCGGAAAAAAACAGATGGAAAAGGCACCGAAGCCTGCGCCATTGGTGATTTCCGATCCGGTAGAGCAATTTGCAAGCGGTTTATCGGCGCAATCGGCGCAATGGGTGCGCAGTCATCCGGACGTTGTGCGCGATCCGGTCAAAAATCGCAAAATGATCCGTGCGCATGAGGATGCACTAGACGATGGGCTTGCAGCGGACTCTCCGGAGTATTTCGCTTATGTAGAACGACGCTTAGGATTTGCCAATGAGACCAAAGCAGACGATTCCGCATTGTCTCAAGCATCCGCAGCAAAGTCCGTCCGCACGGCTCCTGCTTCCGCGCCCGTCTCTAGGTCTGGAAACGGTGCTGCACCGCGTTCCAACGTGGTCACATTGACCGCCGAAGAACGCGAAATGGCTTCCATCATGGGCATGTCGGATAAGGAATACGCTCAGAACAAAATTGCGTTGAAGCGGGAAGGAAAACTCAATTGATCGCGTGTGCAAAGGTGCAGTGTCCTCATCACTGTCAAGGTCTTAGTCATGCAGTCACCTTGTCATTGAAAGCAACCATGACCGCTGGCGGCAGATGTTCGCGTTTTGACGCGGGGTTTCCAGTTTGCGCGGCCAGCCTATTTTTAGGAGTGATGTGATGGCAAACGATACGGATTTATTGATCGGCGGCGCGGAAACAGGACGCAAGAAGGGGCCGCATGCGCCTTTGCCTGCGCCGCAGGTCGCCTCAAAACCTTTACGCACCGAAGACACAGAACCGTCCGAGACGGTGCGCTACGCTGAGGAAAGCTCAAGGGCGCGCGCCGCGCGTCGTGCGGCAGAATTGCGCAATCATCGCAATGAGGACTTTGAAGCCAACGATAAGTTTGCAATTGATCCAAAAATTATTCCGGACGGCTGGGAATATCAATGGAAATTGCAGTCGGTACTTGGTCAATCGTTGCCCACTTACGAGATGCGTCGTAATGCGGGCGGTTGGGAACCGGTGCCTTTATCACGTCATCCCGAACTGATGCCGAAAGGGTGGAAAGGCGATCATATTGAGATGGAAGGCCAGATCCTTTGCGAGCGTCCCATGGAAATTGAAATGGAAGCTCGGCAGCGCGAAAAGCGCAATGCACAAGAACTGGTTGGCAAAAAAGAGCAACAGGTCAAGCGTGCGCCGGCTGGCGATAATTCACCATTTGAGACGACGAACAAAGGCGATCCGGTGAATTTTGGAATTCGCAAAAGTTATTCGCCCATTGTGATCCCGAACGAATGATGGAACCGGACGAAAGGCAGAAAGTGCGGCTTGCGCTCGCCGCCTTGTTTATTTCAGCGTCGTTAATTCGAGAGAAATCCGGCGAGCAGGTTGTTTCCGAATCGCTTGCATTGGCTGATGCGTTGTTGCGCGCGGTGCCGGCATGACTTTGATTTTATGCGCCGATTGCGAAAAGCGACCGCACATGCTGGGGCATATCCTCTGTCGCGCGTGTTTTTTGGATGCGGGCGGCTATTTTCAATTCGCGCTTGACATTTGAAATTAGTTGTTTTCTAATCGTTTCACCCTCTCGGCTCGGCGCTGAGATTTGATTTAGCAGATTTTGGTCAAGTGTCCCCGGTGGCCATGCAGACCTCCTGAAGATTTAGGAGTTTTGTCATGGCGAATACCTCAGCGCCGAATGGCTTTCTGCAATATAACGCGACGGGCGTTACCCCTTCCTACGAGCAGACGCAAGCGGCCATTTCATCGTCTAACACGGTTCCCGTGTTTACTGGCGATCCGGTTGTGCAAGCCGCAAGCGCTACAGGCGTTGGCACGGGTTATGTCACTCAGGGTTATTATCCGGTTCCGCTCACGGTCAGCGGCATCGTGGTCACCAACGGTACAGCCGTTGCCACCTTTACGGCGGTAACGACGAACGTACCCACTTCGCCCAACGCATGGGCACCCCCCATTGGTTCCACGATTTATTTTACGGGCACGTCGTTCGCCACGGGCGGCGGCATCAACCAAGGCTACACCGTCACCGCATCCACGACGACCACGGTCACGTTCAGCGTACCGGGCGCATTCAGCGGCGCATTGACGTTGGGCACGGTCACGATCTACGTGCCGATCGCTGGTGTTTTTGCAGGCTGCAAATACCTGTCCATCGGTCAGAAACGCACCGTTTGGTCCAATTACTGGCAGGGATCAGATAGCAATTCCTCGCAGGCAGTCACCGCGTATTTGCTGACTTCGCCACAATCTCAGTTCAACGTGCAAACGGCCAATAGCAACACGGGCGCGACCGCCGTGGGCTTTGCCAATATCGGTCAGAACATCGGATTTAACTACGGCGCAACCAACGGCAACACGGCCAATGGTCTATCGAGTGCGTATGCCGATCAATACACCATCTCGGCGAATCCTTATCTGCCGTTTCGCATTATCGGTTTGCTGAATTACACGCCGGATGGATCGAATCCGCTGCAATCGGTCAATGGCAACGATTACACAACGGCATACAACCGCATCATCGTGGGTTGGAATAACACCATGTTCAACCAATTGAGCGGCGTCTAAGGAGCTGAGTCATGGCGATTAATCTTTCACAAATTAAAGACCTTCTCCTGCCGGGGTTGCGTGGCATTACGGGAAAATACGAACAAATCCCAAGCCAATACGACAAGGTTTTTACCAAGTTTGACTCAAAACTGGCGCTCGAACGTACTGCGGAAATGCGTTACCTACCGCTGGCACAACTGAAGTCAGAAGGCGGTCAAACGGCTTTCGACAATTTGGCAGGCGAACGGTATGTGTACAACCAAGAACACACGGAAATTGGTTTGGGCTACGCGATCACGCGCAAGGCCATTGATGACAACCTGTATAAGACGCAATTTTATCCCAGCAACCTCGGCTTGATGGAATCGTTTCATCAGACCATGGAAATTTACGCGGCGACGGTGCTTAACACCGCGCAGACGTATAACGCCAACGTGGGCGGCGACGGTGTGGCTCTTTGCGGTAATCATCCCATTGACGGCGCGACCGTAGCCAATACGTTCACGACACAAGTCGATTTGAACGAAGCGACATTGCTGGCCGGCATGGTCAACGTGCGCACAAACTTCAAAGATCAAGCGGGACTGAAAATGTTCTCGCGCGCGCGCAAGTTAATTGTGCCGCCGACTCTTGAACCGGTCGCGATCCGCTTGACCAAAACGGAACTACGTCCAGGAACTGCCGATAACGACGTGAACGCAATCCTCTCGACGGCCGGTGGCCTGTCGGAAGGCTACATGGTCATGGACTTCCTCAGTTCCAATTTCGCATGGTTCTTGTTGACGAATGTCGCGGGATTGGCCTACATGAACCGCATCCCGTTTGAAACGGATATGCAGGTGGATTTCGTCACTGACAATTTGCTTGTCAAAGCATATCAACGATACTCGTTCAGCTATTTCAATTGGCGAGCCATTTACGGTGCTTTCCCTACTTCGTAATGGAGCATTGATCTATGTCTGACATTAACGGCGGGCAAAGTCCCAATCCGAACGGTAGCCCGATTTTTCCGGGCACGTTGTTCACGGGTCCGGTTTTGACTGGCAATATCACTCATAGCGACGGCTCTGGCGCGTTGGCGTCGGTGGGCGAGACCAATACAGGAACGGCGAACGTCGGTTATTGCCAAGCGGTGCAGACCGCTGCGGGCATCACGTCGGCGGGCGGTACGTCAGTCACTACTAGCATTGTGATTCCAGCGCAAAGCCAGATCACAGACATTTATTTGATGGTGACGACCGTGCAAGCGGGTGGAACGTTTAGCATTGGCAC